GGTTGCACCATGTAATGAAAACCCAATAGGGGAAAAACGAATATCTGTGTTCTTCCTCTTTGCAGCCAATTTATCCATAATGGCTACAAGATCTGAATATCTTTTTTGCAGCCAAATAGCCGTAGCTCCATCACTTTTCACTGATTTCATCATACATGTCTTTTTAAAAACAGCATTCAACTTGGCTTCAAAGGCTCCAAGATCATCGATATTACCTGCAATTGCAGAATCTGCTTTAGCAAGAACATAATCACAATCTTCATTATATTGTTGCACTTTCACATCTGAGTACAAAATAGGGGCCAATGATTTTGTTTCAAAACACTTCCATCCAACATCACATACCCATGTGAAAGTTTTCACAAGAGCGTCAATTAGATCAATAGCCTTTAATTGTTCCTTTGCGGCTTCAAAAGAAATCAACTGTAGTCCAAATGGACTCCATTCGATTTGCTTTGTAGTGCACACTGTCAAAGACATGGCAGCTGTGATTAAATAAGAAATTTTCTTAAAAATTGTATTACCTTTAAACAATTCCCATTTACTCATCACATCTTCACCTGTCCAATCTTTAAGAGCTTGAGGTTCAACTTCATCTGCGGGGCACTTTTCAGTTACCTCGTTAATAAGTCGATACAAATCAAGAATAATACTTCTCTTCTTCGTGTACATCTTTGCATAAGCTGCAACAGCCATAAAAATATCTGTAAAAGACTTAGCTTTTCCCATATAATAACCTAATATTACAAAATTTTCAAGGTGGCCAAGCCATTCATCCATTTCTGCTGTTTTTTCCAATCCTTCCGAAAAGGAATCCACCATTCCTATAGATGACAGTAACTTTGCTAAAGTACTATCTCCTTTGTCGAACGCATCTACTTCTGCGGCAATTCGTGCCATTTCATTGCGTTCTAGTTTGTTTTGGTGAGTCTTATCAAAATCAACACAGTCACCGGGTGCCGATGTAGAATCATCCTGTGACTCTTCATCAGACGGGTTAGAATATGTTATACTGTTTACGGTAAGCTGATTCTCCATATCTAAAGAATCAACCTCATCTGAATGGGGTATAATGTTACAAGTTTCAGCGCGCTCTCGATTACGTTGGCGAATTTTCTGGCGTCGTTGTTCTCTTACATTACGACGTCCGCCTCGATGTTTCAAATACAAAGAGCGGTTTTCTTCTTTAACATTAGTCAACCCTTCAAATCCATAGCTTGACATTCCAGCATCAACAAATCTCTCTGCAATTTTGGGATCGCTATA